AGTGTGCTCTATGATCTTGACCTGGAAACGCTTGAAAAGGTTTCTGACCCATTGCATCAATGTGTTCCAACGCAGGATCTTTAGGTTGATTCTGTGGAGGTGGTGGTAAAATTCTATCAATATTTTTTACACCGATAGCCATATACATATCTCTGTACGCTTCATACATATTATGCATTGGCGGATTAGATTGAGCTAATTGTAATTGAGTTTGCGCCATTGATATTCTCTGACTCATTGAGAATATGTTTGGATCAGCCACTGGTAGGATATCTACCTTATCATCAAAGTCAGTTTGTTTTACATTCCTTGCAGCACCCGGAACATCATAAGGATATTCAGGAGGCAAGTATGTTCCAAACACACCAGCTAATAATTTAAATTCTTGCTTAAGACTTACGTACAGTCTTTTGTGTATCGCTGACATCACTCTTGAACCACGTTCTAAAAGAGCTACGGTTGTACCAACAGCCGCCTGCTGATTCCCGTCACCAACCTGCATGTCAGCAATGGACGCGAAACGCTGCCCTGCTTGAACTACAATTCCCATCAACTGTAATAAAGTTTGTGATGGTTCTTTGTATGGTAGGAATACGAAAGCATCTTTTAGGTTACCACCTGGAGTGTCAACGTCTTTAAATTCTCCGGGTTGTATATTAGCGGCATCGTCTTTTACTCTGACACCTCTTTGTTTAAATCCTGCTGGCAAGTTTGATAAAGTCCCTGCATCTAATAACTGACGGAGAGCCGCAGTTGCAGTACGACTTAGTCCGCCAATCATATGAATTAATCCTAAACCGTAAAACCCTAGTCCAGGCAGAAATTTGAAATGGACGAAATATTGGATCTTAAGTTTCTTTGGATCATCTTGAGCAAAGTTTCTTCTTATCGATAAAACTTTCCTACTACCTTCTTCGATTGTAACGACGTAAGGTAATTTTATTCCTGTTGGTTCGCCATCTTCACCAACGTCTTCGAATCCTTCTAAGTCTAAATTAACGTGACATTCTAAAATTGTATATAACGGATCTACTCTTTGTGATTTGTTAACACCTTCTACTTCACGTTCTTTGTCTTCAAGATCATTAGTAACAGTACCTGTTGGTTTTGTAAGTTCTATGTCTGAATAGAAACCTGCAACCATTTGTTTTTTTAAATCATTCTCCGACATTTTAACAACATGGATGACTGATTCCGCATCGTCTAATGAGGTAGCCGTGTACGGAACAACAAGGTCATCGGCTGGAATAAACTTAGAAACCGCTCGTCCCAGTAAATCGTCATAATAAACTTTTTTAAATGTTGAACCTGATAATGGAAGGTAGAATAACATCTGATCAAACTCAGGTTCGTACTCTTTCATTTGATCCATCAATTGATAGTTCATAAAATTTTTAACTCTTTGTGATTGCTGTTCTTTAGCAGGATCACTTAATCCCATAACTTGTGTTCTTACGGGTCCATCAGAAGGCAATAATTCTTTGTAAGCTAATGATTGAAATTGTGTAACTGCTTCAGCAAGTACCGGGTGAGTTGCACCTGATGCTCCTTGAAAAGGTTCTGTTCTGTTAGTATATTTAAATCCTAATAAATCTAGGCCTACTATGTAAGCTCTTTCCCATTCAGCTCTACCTTCTTTGTATTCCATGTAATCGCTTTGTAGTTGATTACCCATGGCGCTGGTATCGTCTTCAGGAAGTAATTCGTTTAAATTTGCAAAGTGATCTCCGCCGTCTTCTGGCATTTGCATTGCATTAGGGTCAAAATCAATTGTTGCCCCATCTTCATCTTCTGTAATTTCTACTGGACCATTTCCGGTATCTTCGAACTCTTCAACATTAATTTCCTCTGCAACTTCATCTGTAGGTGTATTAACGTTTGGGAGAGTCTTATCTATATCTGCCATATTTATTCTCCTGTATTGGTTTATCTTGTTTTTTCTCTTTAATCAACCCCTGTGGATTTGGTCCTTTTAACGGTGGGATTTCCTTCCATTTAACATGTTTCATATTTTTTACAAGTGTTGGATTTTTATAAGTCAATTTCTAAACTCCTAATTCCTGAAAACTCTCTATTTTTTGCTCGATCAGCATTTTTTTGTGTCTCTAAATCTAATACTCTTTGTTTTGCTATTTCATAATTTTTAGTGGCTTGATCTACACCTAAATTTGATTGCACTAGTGGTCGCGTAAAATCTACATCTAGCATTGAAAAATCTTGAGAAACTTGTTTATTCATTTGATCTTGTTTAACAACACTTCTTGCTTCACGTTCTTCTGGAGTTAATGTAAAAACTTTTTTTGTATCTCCTATTACACTTGTTCCAATAAAACCTTCTTCTAATGCTTCTAGCATGGGTTTACCTTTTTTGTATGCTTGATAAGTATCGTAAGCAATAAGAGGAGCTCCTACTGCAACACCTAAAGTTTTAAAACCTGCTGTTAAAAATTTCTTTTTTGCAAAATCACCTTTTATATTATCTGCTGCTTTCATTAAACTCTCTAGTCCTGGAATAACTTGTGATTTAAATTTTGTTATATTTCCAGCTGTTGCATCTGTTTTAATTTGTTTTCTTAACTCACTTGCCTGTTGAGTTGTTAAGTTTTCTAATTTTATTCCTTTTTGCTTACTTCCACCAATTTTTTGAGAATCTATATTTATCATAGTTCCATATTCATCAGTTATAGGTACTACTTTATTAAAACCAATTAAATTTTTATATTCATTAGGTAATTTTTTAATTGCTTTTTTAACAATTGATTCACCTTCATTATTTAATTGATCTATTTTTTTTAAATAATTCTTAGGTTGATCATTAAGTAAATCAGAAATTTTATCTCCTAAATTATTTAATTTTCTATTATCAGGTGCAAGAGCCCTATTCATTTCTCCAGAAATAACTGCAATATCATTTGTGTCTAAAGGAATTTCACCTCCAATATTCATGATGTGGTGAAACTGAAAATCCTTTGTTCCTTTTTGAAAAAAAGGAGCATTTCTTTTTAAAGCCTTTTCTCTCTTTACAACAAAATTTGGTTTACCTTCTACATTAACTGCAAGACCTTCCTTAGGACCTCTTTTGTTACCTGTAGTTTTTTTTTGTCTAATCTGTCCTCTTTCGCTTTGAGTTAATGATTGCCAAAGTTTAATACCCGTTTTATCATATCTTTTACTATAAACATTTTCAGCTACTTCTAATTCAGTAGTAGTAGGTGTACTTATTTTTTTAGTATAATCTCCTCTTGATCCGCCTCTTGGTTTTGCTTGTGATTCTTTTATAGCATCATTAAATTGTTTTTTGGTGTCATAATATCTAGTTATATATTCTCCATCTACTTGATTTCTAAAAGAATATTTTCCTTTATTAGGTCCTGTTGTAAGTAAACCTCCTTCAAGAAGCCCAATTCGTCCACCTTGATTCATGGTCAGTGGTTCTTGGGCCATGGGCCTTGGATCAGGATTATAGTCGTCTTCGTAAGTTTGTAGAATTTTTTCTATATCGTATTCCATTACTCTCCCAACAAAGCAGCTAATCCGCCTGATGCTTGTTCAGTTCTAGTTGTGTTTTTAAATATCTCTATGATCTCGTCACCACTTTTTCCTGTTTCACCCATCTTTATTGTTTGCTCTACCATAGCAATTATGTCAGCTTTCTTTCGTGGGTTTACCTCAGTTGCAATTTGTTCTGCAAGTGGTCTATCCATTCCTTCATATTTTAGCATAAGATCATCAACCTCTATACTTTTTTTTAAAGCTGCAGGAGATGTGTCTTTCATAATAGATGCCACACCTTGTTTAATTTCATCGTTGACAGAAAGTTTAGCATTATCCATTTCAGTTCCTAAATCAAATGCAGATAATTCTTCTACTTCATCATATGTCATTAATCTATTGTCACCACTCATCTCTGCGTCTTCTAATTTTTTCTCTAAGAATCTTTTTCTAGCTGGAGACTTGTCACCTGCTACAGGATCTAAGTTGCCTTTTTTATACTCTAAAAACATATCAGCTTTATAATCTGCTTCTTCTTTTAAAATTCTTGCTGCGTCATCCACAGTGCCATCAAAACTATAAGCCTCTAAATTGTCTGATGATATTTCCATTTCAAAATCTTCAAGCTCTTCAGGAGTCATCTGTCTGTTTTTCTTTTTAGATTTTTTAAGTAATCCTGCAATGCCTTTTACAATTTTACCTACCTTATAACCAATTCTACCGCCGTCAGCTTGTCCTTTTCTAATAGCTTCAGGTATCGCTTCTCCGACTTCTTCAAATATATCATCTGGAACCCCAGATACTTCTTCTAAAATCTCACCTGTATTTTCTCTGTTGTTAGAAATATATGAAGTGTTTTCTTCATACTCATCCAGAGGAGTTTTACCTTTAGTTGTTTCGTCAATTTGACTTTTTCCAGGTTTGTATCTCATAAAAACTTCTTCGTTAGCATTTTGACTAGCAAAGCGATCAATTGCTTCATCACTTTGGCTATTTTTAAAAATTTGAATTTCACCAGTTGCAGTATCTGTTGTCATTTCAAAATCTTTAAATTTCTTAACAGTTTGTCTTTCAGACAGTGCACCAAATTGAGTTATATCCTTACCTAGTTTTGTAATTTTTTCTACTAGCTTTAAAAAATGAGTTGGAACTTCTCCAGCAGCCTGTGCTACTTTTTCTACAACCGGAGCGGCTTTGTCTGCAAATCCTAACACACCTGTTTTAAGAGCAGCTATACCAGCACCAACACTACCTGCAGTTTTTAAAAATCCTCTACGTCCTTGGTCTGCAACTTCTTTTACAATTTTACCTTTGCCATAAGGAACTCTAGTTGTGTCATTGTCTTGCCCTAATAAATAACTTAATCCTGTTGAAGTAGTGGCTTGTGATCCTGGAGTCATGACTCTTGTTCTAGCATTCATGGCTTCAGCTCCGTGGCCAATGTCTGATAGATCCGGTTCGATCATGTTTGTTATTCCACCACCATAATAACCAGCACGTCCGCCTTTAGAAAAATCTTCCGGATCAAAAACTTTCATAATGTAATATTCATCTGCTGCAGCTTTTGCTTCTTCTGCTTTAACCGCTTTTTCATATCTCATGCTTGAGAGAGATTCTTTGTTTCCCTTTTGTAATCTTGTCATATTACTTAACGGATTTTTTGGATTAAAAGGTTTTCCTTGATCATCAATACCAAGTTTTTCAACAGTGTTATCAAAATCAAGATCTTTTTTTGGAATAGGTTTTTTTGGTTTAAAAATACTATCTATTTGTTTTTTCATAAGTTCGTTTATTTCTCCAAACTCACGTTGAGCAAAATTATATATTTCTTCTTTTTTAAAACCTTGATTTGCAAGGGATCTTGCTGCGGCTAAAAATTTTAATAGTGGACTCATAATTAATAATATTCTCTTTTACGTATTGGTTGTACATCATCTTCATAATCCTCGGGGTGAGTTAAGAACCCTCCCTGTCTGAATCGCATAACAGCCATAGTCATACTGTCAACTAGGTCATCGTGATCACCATACGGGAAAGAAGCACATTCTTCAATAACTTCTTCAGCAAACCTGGTAAGAGGAGCCCAGACTAAACCGGCTTCAAATAGTGGCGCGCATGTATTAACTCTTACGTGTTTATCATTTCCTCGGTTAGGTGTAAAGGTCTGAACTGGAATATCCATTTGTCTAAGCTCATGTGTGAGTGGAGTGCCGGATGCTTTCTGTTCAATGATAACCATATCCGGTTCCCAGTATTTATATTGCTCTAATGCTGTTCTACGTAATTCTGGAAAATCTAAACGCTCTTTTATTGCGTCTAATAAAATTAAATTGGGTTTTCCACCTTCTTCTGGGTAAAAAATACCCCAAGTCGTAATTGCAGAGTAATCGGCAGTTTCTTTTTTAGAAAACGCAGTATCATAACTTTGAATGACGTAAGTAACGTCGGGTAATTCGTCTTCTTCCCATTTTTTCCACCATTCTCGTTTTATTAACGCTCCTTCTTCAGAAGTTGGCTGTTGCATCCACTGTGCGTTCCATTTTCCAACCGGAAGTGTTGCTTTTACAGATTCTAACTCTTCTAATTTCCAATATTGTGGCCAAACCGGTTTTTTCTCAGTTCCGTGGTCAATGATTGCTGGAAATTCTATCACTTCCCACTGATCACCTTTAACTTTTTTCTGATTGTCTAATAAAACACCAGTCAAATCTTTTTTTGACCATCTAGTCATAACTAATACTATTTGTCCACCGGGTTGAAGCCTTTGTCGGGGTCCTGATGTATACCATTCGTAGGCATTGTCGAATGCATTAGCTGACATTGCGTCTTGC